GAGCGGGTTTGGGTTTTGGAGCGGGTTTGGGTTTTGGAGCGGGTTTGGGTTTTGGAGCGGGTTTGGGTTTTGGAGCGGGTTTGGGAGTAGGAGTGGCTTCTTCGAACTTAATAGTGCCAATATTTTCACGAGATAATTGTTTAAATTCGGATTTAAGTTTATTGAGTAACTGACCCTTTTCAAGTGTAGATACTCCCTGGACTTTATACTTTGAAGCAAGTTTTTTAAGATTTGTTAATTTAAGAGTGTTTAAACTTTGTGGTGAAGGCGTTGGTAATGTTTTCTGTAAATTCATCTCCATTTTTGACCATTTTGAACTCATGCTGTCATCTTTCACGCATTTTGATCCGAAGCATATTCCTCTTTGGGACAGTGCTGTGTGAACGAAAAAGTTATATTTTTCTTGTGTAACTCTGATTGGTAAAGTTCCTTCTTCAATTTTAACTAACATTTCCATTACAAAATTTGTAGCATATCCTACACAAACTCCATATGGATCACCCGCCTGCATTGAAGGTCCTTTATATATAAACAGTTTACTGCAATTATATTTAATTTTCAATTTTCTAAAAATGTTAATATCCTTTGCTAAATGGTTTCTACCCCACGCATTAAACGCAAACAGTGTGTCATTATATTTAACTGCTGAAATTGCATGAGCGGAATGTGTTCTACCACTACTGTATGGCCGGACCACTATAAAAATTCCGACAATTGGAGATGTTTCGTGATATGTATATTTAGTATGTTTACCATTTACCCATTTCTGTTCTGGCATGGTTCGATAACGTGGATATACTATCGTTGCTGGTTGGTCACGTTTAAATTCCCAGCTATCAATTGGTGGTGCATCTTTGCCAACGAGTGTTTTATATTTTTTTTTAAATCTATCATATGTCCCCGATTTATTTGAAGTCATAAATTTGTAATCACATGTTTTATTTTCGATGACCATGTTAAAAGTTACTAGCTATTATAATATTAAGAATAAAAAAAAAATGATAACTCTTCATAAGTTAGTGAAAAAGTTTCCAAATCACTGCCTTATAAATAGATACACAAAACAGTTGAATGAAAGTTGGACACAAGGTCGATATTATTTAGGGGGGCAAATTCCTTTACATTTAGACGATGATATAACCGGGAGAATAATACTAGATATAAGTGAAAAACTTTTCATAGGGTGCCAAGATGTTGCAAATTCTTGGGAAATGGCTTCTGTTCAACGAGCTCAATCTGATTTTATAGAATTTCAAGATTTAATGGAAACATATAAACGAATTGTAAGATTTAATGGAATTTTTCGCGCATTAATTTTTTGGATTATACCTGCGAGAAAACGCGCGACTGAAAAGGTTTGGCACCCTTCAAATATTGAAATTAATGATGATGGTGATTTGGTTATTAAAAAATAAAATTGTTATATAATTAAGTAAAATGGATATTATTTTCGAAAGGCATAGAGGTGTTTTGAATGAAACAGATAATAGTGTTATTTTTTATGGCGTTTATTTCGATAACATATTAATAGCTTCAAAAAGTTTAAAAAATTTGATACCTGGTGAAGTATATTATATGTGGTGTTATAAATATCAAACTGGTTTTATAAATGACAAAACAAAACAAATATTTATAGACAATCGATGGATGCCGAATGAAGATTTCGCTGAATCTTATATAGACACAAAAAAATAAAAATATACTAGTATAATAAAAATGGTTTCTCCAAAAACAAAAATAGAATTAGAAAAACACGCAAACATGCATAAAGTTTCTAAACAAGCTGCTATAGCTGTTTACGATCATTTTTATTCAAAAATAAAACAATCTCCTTCTAAAAAAAATAATAAAACAATTAAAGAACAATCAATTAAAAAAACTCATGATTTTTTAAGAGGTTGTGTAAGCATTCAGAATGCATCTTTATTAAGTAGATTGGATTCGCAGTCACAAGTTAAAATTAAATCACGAAATATAAAATGTTAAATTAAAGAACAAGAGTATTTATTAAATATATAATTCTCTGATTTAAGAAATTGCACTCCGAAGTGGTTACATTATAATCATATTATTCTACTACGTGAGGGAAGGCACCTGCGAATAGATTTAGAACTTCCAGGAAGGGACACTTCAGGTTGGTAGATCGTGAAGAAGATAAGTCTTCGTGAAATATATAGAGGTGATGGGTGATTTGGATCAGCCAGAGTTTCGAAAAAAGCATAAAGCGAATAATAAGAATAAACACAAAAACAGTTCATATTCGCAAAAACATGTAAGGTTATTAGAAAAAATAATTAGTAATAATATAAAACGGAATGAACAAAGCGAAAATGGGTCCAAGGGGTGGAGTTTATGTAATATCAAAAAACGGAAATAAAATATATTTAAAACCTGACACTTTTTATACAATTCCTCGACAGGTTACTTCGTCTAAATCTAAAAAGATAAGTTCTACGTGTGGTTCTTATACTAAAAAATCATGTTCGTGTGGGTGTTCAAAAAATAGATAAAATAAGTCTAGCATCGTCGGTGATTGAATTTAAATGTGCTATAAGGTCTTTCAACTTAGTCAACACATCGTCGTAATTTATATAAGTTTCATCACCTAAACTAGACTCAAGTGTAGTTACCTCTGAAGGAGAATACGAAGAAGGTGGAGCCGCTTTTAATTTATTATTTAATATGTCGTAGAATAATTCGTTTAATTTATTTTCATCCATTTATATTATTAAATGATAACAAACATTTTAATTATAGTTTGTATAATTTTACTCGTTGCAATTTTATATTCTAAAAAACAATCGAATTTGTTGCACGCAGCCACTGAACATCTTAAAAATATTCCAAAAACGATTAAATTAGTTGACGATAAACCGGTAGAAACGACGCGATATGTAACTAAAAAGCATTACATTGCAATAAACGGAAACGAAAGTGTTAAAATACACGAATTTAATAAAACTCTGAAAAACGTAAAACATATTGAATTAATATCAGCAATTATTCCAAAATCAAATTATAGAATTGACGGTAACAACGATGAATTGTTTATTACTATAAATAGTAATACATATAATTTTGGAATAACAAACGGGGTTTATATAAATATAACAGAATTATTATTGGAAATAAATCGACAGATTTATTTGGAAGTAATTGTAGACGAATATGGTGTAAATAACGGCGGAGTAACAGATAAGTATCTGAATCTAATCATGGATAACATGTCTAAAAAAATTATATTTTTAACAAATATCAATGACACAATAAGTTTTAATTTTTCAAGTAAATTAAAAGTTCCGCGAAGATTATTGGGAATCGAAACCGATGTTATAAATATAAATTCGTCTTCTGCTCCGCATATAGATGAATTTTTAGACACATGCTACTATTTCATTACGTCGCAATGGGAGGATGGATCACCTGTCAATAATCTACCAGATACATATTATAATTCGTTAAATGCATTTCCGTCGACTGGGTTTAATACATATGCATTAGGATGGTATTTCGCACAAGGGTCAAGTCGGGTAAATGTTTTACAATCACTTTATATGGACGTCGAATTAGATAATATAACATATTGGGACGGAACAAATATATTGAGTAAATTATTTGTCGACGAGACACTTTCTGTTACAAATTATAATAGAAATTACCCTTCATATAGAAGTTTAAATGAGAATAATCTAAAACTTGATAAATTAACATTACGATTTTTTTCTATAATTGAAGATGGTAAAAAACAATATAATGAATTTAATGGTTTAGATTATTCGCTACAATTAGAAATAATTACAAAAAATAAAGAACTTATAATATAAAACAAATGGCAACATTTGATGGCACGATAATTGTTAAAAACTTTGATAATCAAGGTGCGACAAAAGACAAACGGGTCAAATTAAAACTTTCAAAATTAATAACAAAAATCAAAAATCAACAAAATTATATTACAGATTACCATACAACTTTCGATACTTTATATAGAGCATCAGAAAGAGTAAGACATCAACAAAAATATCAATTTATAGAACAAACTAAAACTGCTCAAATTGCATTTAATGAACAGTTACATGAAGCGGCTAATTCTAGATATACGCGTATTTCAATGAATAATATAATTGAATTTAAACCACAATATATTGAAGTAAACGAAGAAATTGAAAGATATTTCGAAATTGCAGCAGAACAAGGTAAATCATTTTATGAAGTCATCCCACCTACACTTTTAGCAGAAGCAATACACAAATTTTCATCGTCTTCTTCCGAAGGTGGAGGTTCGTACGGAAATCATTACACAACGAGTAATAGTTCAAGTTCAGGTGATGACATTATTTATTAAAAATGTTATTATAATTTACAAATGGTCGAAAATATAAACGTATGGCTTGGAAATTCTTCAATTAATTTTTCAAACGTCGAAGAACGTGTTCAAGTTAATGTAGTATCTGTTGTAGAATATTTAAATACTATAGAATATGTGGTTGATATACACGCAACTAAAAAATCACTTGGTAGAATGTTATCAAATGTTGGCATAACATTTGCAAGAGCAGATTTTGCAGATTATCCGATGGTTTTACCTGATAACACAACTACTGATTTGTCAAATGTTTTTACATATCAACTTAATCAGGGCGAGTCGTTTAAAATAAACGCGGGTGGAGAATCTCTATCTAGAATGCCGACCAAGCTTAAAGGAAATTATATCACAAATGTAAACTCTGGTGCAGATGAAATTCATTTATCAACTGGAAATTACCCAACACTTTCTCAAAATTTAACCAATTCTTTACCCGTGAAATACAATTCCGAAGGAGAACCGACTATACATTCTTCGGTGACCGTCCATATGAATAAAGTAACTGATTCGGAGTATAATAATTATAATTTAAATATGGCTGCAATTCCAAAGGCTATCAGTTCACAGTTACATGGTTTTATGGGCGATGAAAATTTACTGCGATTGGTTTCGTCGCCGACATCATATTTTAATTTAATGACATTCTCTGCCAATGGTAGTATCGACGCTAATAACCAAGTGAAATCTTTGAGTGAAATTTTGTCGGGGACCAACGAAACACAAGGGAATAGTTATTCAATTTATAGTTTACTTACTAATCAAATAACCACCGATAGAAATATCACAGAGACGCCTGTCGGACACTACATTATTTCTCATATTTTCAATTTACATCCACCAACTGTTAATACAATTGATGTCGCAAACAACGAAAATGAATTATTATGGTCGGCGGGGGATTCTGACGGAGAAAGTGGAAACGATTATATTTATTTAAATAACACTGCTGCGGTTTCAACAATTTTCAATTTGCAATATGTTTTGAAAACAAGTATGAGTTTAATTTCTAGAGATGGAAATACTTTATTAAATTCTACATTAAGGTCACCAGATAACGATAATTACGCGCAAAATGGAGAAGTTCATATATTATATAATATAATTTTTGACAGAGACGACGATACACCCACAAGTAAAACAGAGACCATTACATCTGAAGGTGGTTCAATATCAACTTCATCAGAATTGAATTTTACACATTTATTAATTCCGAATAATGCACTATCTTCTGACACTACTATTACACTGTCGAAAGTAGACGACTCTTCTGGGTTAGAAGCCACGTCTAATAGTATGCAAATTGTAGTAGCTGGCCAATCTGAATACGCGACTATAAATGAATATATAAGTCCAGTGATCGAATTAAAACCGCACGGAACTACTTTAAATAGTAACGTTTACATGGAAATTCCATTTAATAGCTCAACATTAACAGATGGACAAACTGTTTTAATTCTTAAAATGGATAATACAAGTTCGTCTGAGTGGACGGTTATAGGCGAACATATATATATAGAAGGTAAAGATCCTGTAGCTAAAATAACCTTAAACAGTTTTTCAGTTATAGCTATTGCATCTTATAACGTAGAAGAACAACCAATACTTCTATCAGACCAACAGAATTTATCTGAAGTGTTATATGCTGGTTCAGACGCAGAAGGTCAGTCGATTACTAACCTCGGTGGTATATTAGTGGCAAATGGGTTTAGAATATTAGCACCTAACGGAGATGTTTTATTCGGTGATCAAAACGAAAATTTATCTGAAAAATTTGAACCACCAGAACCAATAAATGCATCGGAATCGCAGAATTTATCTGACGTGTTATCCGTAGGTAATGACGCGGGAGGTCAATCTATTTCTAACATTACCAGTATAGTGGTGTCAGAAGAGTTCAAAATATTAGCGCCGAATGGTGATGTTTTATTCGAATTAATGTAAATAAAATATTTAATTATTTTATAAAAATAAATGTCAGCAGCCCCGCAAAATTTATCTGACGTGTTATCCGTAGGTAATGACGCGGGAGGTCAATCTATTTCTAACATTACCAGTATAGTGGTGTCAGAAGAGTTCAAAATATCAAACGGCGACGATATTTTATTCGAATTAATGTAAATAAAAATATTGCGTTATATTATAAAAATTTTCATGACAACAGTAAACATTCCAAATCTTAATTCAAGTAATTCCGCGTCACTTAATGTATTAAACGTCACCAAGCGCGCCCACGTCGACACGCTAGTTGAAACTTCCGTTCAACACCCCAACGATGACGGATACTATCTAAACGGAATATTTGAACCCAAACCATCATATGGCAAATGGACCTCGACCGACTTACCGACGGGCTCTCTCGCGGCTAGCATGGGTCATCAAGTTTCTTCCCATTTTGATAACGTGATTGTTCTTGGTGATTCTGTGTGTGACATGGGGAATATGGACACTGTTTTAATGTTAAGCGGTAGTTCAAACGGCATTAATACAATAACGCCTACTGATATTGCATATGGGAGAATACCTGGTTACTACAAATACTGGCTTGCGGGGACTGGTAAGGGGAGGTTTTGCAACGGCCCGAATTCGTTCGACGCATCCCTTGAAATTATAGGGTGTTCAGTCCCAATTAATTCAATGAGTATGGTGGGTAATACATATGTCAATGACATCGCCCAATCTTCGGTAAATTTCGCCTTTGGAGGTGCTCGTCTCATGAGTGATGGATTTTTTAATGAATCCCTCCACCCCGCGCTACAAGGTATAGCCACGTCGCCTAACCAAGGTTTAAACGATATCGTAGACCAGTTGTATGGTAAATCCATCCCCGTCGAAGGTACCGATACCCCTGCGATTTTTCAACGTGGGTTGAACACCGAAAACGGGGCTATTTATTCGCTTCCAGCTACAGTAGAAGAATCTAGAACCTCAAACGTCGGACAGGACCTAAAAGAGCAGCTGGTATTTCTAAGTATTGGTGGTAATGATCTGGTGTCAGCCGCCGTCACCGCCGCTGCCGCCGCCGCCGCCGCCGCCGCAGCCGCCACCGCCGCCGCGGAGGCCGCCGCCGTCTTCGAACAATACAAAATAGATAATCCAAACGCAGATTATACACAAGAACAACAGGTCCGGGACGACGCCGCCGCCGCCGCCACCGCCGCCGCCGATGCCGCCGCCTCTATTGCTACTGCGCTACCTGATGTTGTCGCGTCTCTTGGGACTGCTTCTTACAAACTTCTCAAAATCCTAACAGGTCTTCCGGGCGAAGAGTTCGAAGGTAAAGCATGCTTTGGGGCCAAAAACATCATCGCGTTACTAATGCCTAATATTTTCAAGCCAAGTGGTAAGTTTCCGAATGCAGATTTAGATCTGTTGGTCGATTATCACCGCGATTTATTGAAAAAAAGCATATGGGACGACGATGATCTGCGTAACAAAGTCGAACTGTTTGAACTTAATCTCGAAATATCCGGTTACGAACATTCGAGCATTGCCGCAAACAGCCCAGTAGAAACCATGACACAGGAAAAGAGTTTATTCGATCGCCTTGCAGATGGCGAACCATATGTGCCTAACTCTTGTTATATCATCGACGACATTCACGCGTCTTCAGAGTTCTCACACTTTCTGGCAGTAAAACATATTCCCAAACTATTAAGCAATTTGATTTACAAAAAGCAACACCGCGGTGACGCCAAAAACGTTGTCAGTGGTGGCATTAGATTTGTTGAAGAAGGTTCCGCGCCTTCAACTTGGGTTGGTGTGCCTGGCCAAGTGAAATTCTATAACGGTGGGTTATACGTCTGCACTGCTGCCGGCGTCGGGGTTAACCCCGCTACTTGGGTCAATGCTTTAGCTAACTTATCAGTTGATAGTGAGTTACCTTCTGAAAAATCTGGTAACGTTGTTGTGCGTGACCAGGAATCGCCATATGGTCTATACTACACATCAAATGTGTTTGTTTCGCCATAATAGGCTCCCCATTAATTGTATATTAATGACGGGCGTTGAAATAAAAAAAAAATATTCACGAAAACCCGAAAGAAAAGTTGTTTATGGGTGTAAATACTTTTCTTTTGTATATAATATAAAATATAATGTCGATTCCAATATCAAATGTATGGCTCGGTTGTTCAACTATTAACTTTTCAAATGTTCAAGAAGCTGATGGTATTCAAGTTACACACGTAGACGATTACTTGTCTAGTATAAATTACGTTGTAGACGTATTCGCGAAGAGAGAAGATCTATCTATTATGCTATCAAATGTAGGCATCGCATACGCTCGTGACGGCACTACGGACTTCGCGACCACTTTGGCCGATGGTACAACGACCGCCGCTAACGCTTACACTATTCAAATGAATGGTGGTTATTCATTCGACATGGACTTGGGCACCGAAATGATTGGAAGAATGCCTTGCAAACTTAGAAATAATTTCGCATCACAAGTGAACAGCGGCGCCGACGATATCGTTATCGCAAACGAAACCTTTCCACTTGTAACGTCTTCAAATTTATCAGTTGGTGACATACATACACTTACAGTTAACCCGGTATCTGATATAGGTCTGGGTGGTGATGTTATTGTGTCAATGAGCGACATCGGAGCTGGTTCTACATACGGAACTACCAATATCGCGATGGCTGCAATCCCAAAAGCTATTAGCTCCCAGATGGAAGGTTTCGCTAACGACGAAAACTTACTAAGGCTAGTATCTAGCCCATCTTCATACTTAAACCTAATGACATTTCCAGTCTCTGGTAGTATTGACCAGTCTGACAACATTGTCAGACTGCACACAATTTTAAAGGGTAAGAGTGGTATTGACCGATGGGACACCAACGAAGTCTTCACTCTTTTAAAAGGGATGAGCGATGAGAATGCTACAGTTCAAACAAGAAAAGTTGGACATTATATTATTGCGTCAATTCTGAACGCAAACCCTCCAAACAGCGAGAATACAGTCAGTTTTGAGGCGGGTGGAAGTGATCTGTGGAAGATCGTAAACGCTGACAGTGACGTTCCTTACGATGTCCTGCAGTTAGACGACACAAGCAATTTAAATAATCTTGTATTACAATATGTCTTAAAGACATCGATGACACTAAAAAGCCGTGCAGGTGCTGCACTAAATAAGACTATCAAATCACCAGATTCTGCCTACGCCGAAACTCATGAAGTGCACATTCTATACAACATCCGTTTCGACCGTTAAATATATTTTCTAAAAAAACATTAATATAAATAAATAAATTTTAAAAACTTTTTTTTTAAATAAACTTTTTAAAATTTTAATTTAGCATGTAAGTCCTAAAAATTTTACAGTTTCTGTATTTACTCCGAATAACACGTGAAAAATAATACCTAAAATAAACATTATTATGGTTGACAAGACAAAAGGTATTTTTGTAAATTTAGATAATAATACTGCTATAAATATAGTTCCTATATAATCAAATAAAGCTACGTTCAAAAATCTATACCTGTGAACACCTTGCCCAGGTATTCCGAAAATATCTTTAAACTGCTTAAAAGGACAATACATATTTATACTATAATTAAATATAAAAAAAATGAATTGGGATGATGCTGTCGAATTTTCATTTGAAGGTGAATGCAAGGAAGCTAAAGTCATGTCAGTTTATGACGGCGACACTATAAAAGTTGCCTTTCCTCTTGGTGGAAAAATGTATATATGGAATTGCAGGCTAAATGGTATAGACACTCCTGAATTACGAACGCGAAACAAAAAAGAAAAAGAGTTTGGTTATGAAGTAAGAAATAAATTGCGAGAGAAAATTCTTGGTAAAATTGTAAAAATTTCATGTGATGAATTTGATAAATACGGAAGACTTTTAGTAGAAGTGTATCTCGGTGACGAGGCAAAAACTGTTAATCAATGGCTTATTGATAATAAATATGCATTCGCATATGATGGTGGAACTAAACAGGTTTGGTTTGAAGAAGAAGATTTGAATTGAAACTTAAAAAAATAAATGTTTATAAAAGTAATAAAAACTTTTTCAAAAATGTGTTTAAAATATATTTTTGAAAAAGTTTTCAAAACCAATGACGAAACAAAATATGTCCAACTTCAAGAAATTATATGCGAACCTATCATATTTAATATTAGTGGAATTGTATTTATAAAAAAACAAGAAAAAAAAATATATAGAAAAAATTATAAAAATATTATTTTAGCAAAAGATCGGTTAATATTTGATGAAATTGAAAAACTAAAGTATGAGTATATAATTAACTTTCAACGATTCTCCAGAGATTCTGTAGTTATAAATATTTTCGCAGATTTAGATGAAAAATCACAAACATTTTTTGTTTGTGATTCGATAAGTTCAATATTAATAAAATTTAATATTCCACATGATTCTGAAAAGTTTCAAACCGAATTGATGAATTATTTATTAAATTACAAAAAATATAATTCATGGGATAAAAGAGTAAAAGATTTTAAAATGTTTAAAAAATGTTTCAAATAATTTCAACATTTATTTTTTTTGTGTGATCTTCGTCAATAATATTATATGTTTTTGATATTGTCAAATAAGCGCTATATGCTCTTTCTTCATTTAATGATGCTTTTGAAATGAAGTATGTGTTATATAATTTAGTGCACATAAGTATAATATATCCAATCAATGGTGCAAGAGCCGCTATACCCACCCAATGGTAACCAATATAAACTACGGACGTTGTAATGTTAACACCTTGAAATGCAATGCAAATAAGTGCATTTTTTTTATATTTTTTATTTATAGTTTCCATTTGTTTTTTAAATTCCGGATATTCTTCTATTTCTTTATCTAAATTATTATTTGCTTTATTTGGATCGATGTCTAAATATTTAATGCACCAATTCTCTCTTTTTAATTCTATAAAATATAAATGAATTAATGTTATACAACTTACAATATTAAAAATAAAACAAGTAACTTCATTTTCAATTGTTTCTGAAATTGTGCACACATGTTTATCACATTGTTGAGGAACAAAAATGGTTAAAAATGACCCCATGATAACTTTATAGAATTCAAGGCAGAATATACACATACTTTGAATTCTTTGTTTTGTGTCAATTGTTAATTTCATTATTGTTAAAATAATATAATATTATTAAAATAATAATGAATGAAAATTTAAAAGAAGATTTATTATTGAACCAAAGAGAACTTGAATGGTTTATCAAAAGAATAGAATACTTAAAAAATAAATTAGTTAAATGATTAATATCATGCATAACAAAGAAATTGGAGTTCTAGACCATGGTTTCGTTAGACTGGTTGATACGATGCCTCAAGAGAATTTGGATGAAGCGATTGTCCAAGCTGCGAGGGTTTCTTATGCGGGCGGAACCACGGCTTCCCGTTCATCAAGGGGACTTATTAGATACCTCATGCGCCATAAACACAATACGCCATTCGAAATGGTTGAATTTAAATTTCATATCAAAATGCCAATCTTCATCGCCAGACAACACATGCGACATCGAACAGCCTCCATTAATGAATTATCCGCGCGATATTCTGTTGTGCCAGACGAATATTTTAAACCCCCTTTTTATAGGAAGCAATCAGAAATTAATAAACAGGGTTCAGACGGTCAGGTCGTCCTTGATGAACAATTATCTGAACAACCAATCGAGATATGTAGAGGTGCATTCTTAGTTTATAACAATTTATTGGAATCTGGATGCTGTAGAGAACTTTCGAGGTCACACTTACCCCAATCTACATATACAGAGTTTTACTGGAAAATTAATCTTCATAATTTACTCCATTATTTGGAACTCCGAATGGAGGCGGGTGCACAAAAAGAAATTAGAGATTATGCAACTGCCATGTATGACCTTGTTAAGGATAAGATTCCAATTGTAATGGAAGCGTTCATGGATTTCCGTGTAAATGCGATTATTCTTACTGGTCCAGAAATTGAAGCGATTAAAAATAAAACATATAAAATCGAATCACCTGGTGAAAATAGAGAACTAGAATCCAAAGTTAATTTACTGAAACTGAAAAGCAAGATCGATTAGGTTTGGCTTTTTTTACAAGCCTGTCATAAATATCTATAATAGTGTGTATCATATTTATAGCTTTTTCTAATTCTATTTTATAAAAACTTCCATCACTTTTCAATTTAAATTCTGAAAAATTTATAGATAAAATATTTTTTATAAAATCAACATCTTCCAAAAATAAAAATTCTTTTTTAAATAAAATTTTATTTTTGTCAGAATATCCAAGAATATCACTTGATAATCTTTCATTGATATTTAAAGTGCAGTCTATTTCATAAATGTTTTTTCCGAAAAGTTTTCCGGTTAAAATATAAACTATCATGTTTATTATTTTTAATGCAAGTTATTCTTTTAATTAATTGCTAAAAGCAACGCCAGCCATTCCTGATTTAATTCTAAGAATATTCCAATTTACGGCATTCAGATAGGCGCCAGTGCTAGTATCCGCGCCTGAAATTTTCATTTCTGCATTATCAAGACGGGAAAAGTTACACGCACCGGTTGGAAAATGCTTGCATGGTTTTCTCGCAAATGAATACATTTTGAGCCCGTCGCCGCATTCTGTACCCGACCCACCAACTTTAAGCAACTCTGAAGCGTGTTCGGAATGATAGTAACCCTGAACAGATGTAAAATATTTATCTGGCATGTCGTCATCAAACAAAGATGTTCCATTTAGCCATATCATCGCAGTTCCTGTGTTATAGTCTGGGTCACTTGGGACTGTCCAATGAAGAGACTTAACTGGGTGGTTGAGCAGCGAAAGGTCAAATGTTACGTTTCCACCGGTTCCGCTTGTAACTGGGAGCCTTTGAACTTGCTCGATGAGAATTTCATGGTCATTACTTGTAAAAAATTGTCTTTCTGTTGTATCAACGACAATAAAGTTCGCATAAAATGTAGCAGTTGTCGACGTGAATGAAGATGGAAATTTAACACGGATTTCTACTTCATGATATTGCAGGGCTACCAATGGAAGAGGCATGTCATCGCAGAATGAAAAATGCAAAGGCAAAAATGTGCTTTTTAAAAGTTTTGCTCTAGTGGAAGCTGAACCAGCATTAAAAGCAGCCACCGCCTTGGCGCCTGAATCAACCAAAAATTTCTGCCAATGTAAAGCCATAAAAGTGGCATCCTGTCTGTCAACCATTTGACCACCTATCCATAGTTCAAAAATGGCTGGATTAGCTGTTTCGACGCCAAGTTTTGAACCAATTTCGTCACTTAAGTCAATCCAGATATAATCCAATAAATCTCCTTTATTTGGAATTTTAATTGAAATTTCATTACCCGCGCCGACTGTTCCTAACACGTTAAGCTTACTTGGTTTCATAGCAAAATTTGTATGGCGTTTAAAGTTCTGTCTGAAGAATGATACTTCTGGAGAACCGGTAAGGTAAACATCCTGAGCTCCTTTAGCAACTAAATCAATAAGTGCGCCACCTGACATGTTTTATTATTATATAATATATTTAAAAAAATAAATTGTTAATAACTCAAGGAAAGATGGTTGTCTTTCAAGCATTAACTTGGGATTCTAGAGATGTTGACGACGAGCACCTGATTAGTATTTTTGGGCGCGACGAGGATGGAAAGTCTGTATGTGTTACGACAGTATTCAAACCTTATTTTTTCATAAAATTAACTAAAACTACTAATCACGCTGTAATTTACGACAAACTGAAAGACTTTGTTGAAACTTATCAACTTGTAAGTTTGAAAGATTCTTGGGGTTTTCAAAATAATGAAAAATCACCTTTTATGAAACTTAATTTTAAAACTTTGGAAATGATGAGGGCCTGTAATAGAAAGCTCAATTATCCCCTGCCCGGTGATACTTATCCGCTGAAAGTGTATGAATCAAATATCGACCCCGTTTTGCGATTTATGCACCGAACTGAAATTGAATCATCTGGGTGGTTGGATACCGGTAATAATTGTGTAAAAAATAATATTTCAAAAACGGATATTGATTTATATTGCAATAAATGGACAGAACTAAAACCTTTTACAAAAGAAGCAATTGCGCCTTTTATAGTTGCGTCTTTTGACATAGAAGCAAACAGTTCTACTGGTAAATTTCCAAATCCTGAAATCCACGGAGATTGTGTTTTTCAGATTGCATTTTCCCTGAAATATCAAGGAAGTGATGAATTTTTTGACAAGACTTGTCTTTGTTATAAACAAACAAGTGAGCTTGAAGGTTGCAATATAGTTTCATACAAGACCGAAAAAGAGTTATTGATGGGGTTTAAAAACTATATTGAAAAAATGGATATAGATGTGATAACTGGTTGGAATATTTTTGGGTTCGATCTTGAATTTATTTACAAAAGAGCAATTGTAAATTCATGCCCTCCTGAATTTTACGAACTTTCAAAATTTAAAAATTATGAGTGCGAGTTGGTGAATAAGAAACTTTCATCTGGTGCGCTCGGTGATAATTTAATGAAAATTGTTCCTATGCCCGGGAGGTTTATTTTTGATCTGTTTCATGAAGTAAAGAAAAATCAAAAATTAGATTCGTATACATTGAATAATGTTTCTGAAAAGTTTTTAGGTGATAAAAAAATTGACATGTCTCCGAAAGAAATGTTTAAGAGATTTTTAGAAGAAGATCCGCATAAGCTTGGTGAAGTTGCAGAGTATTGTATCAAGGATACTTTACTTCCTCATCAACTTATGGAAAAACTTTGCACACTTTTAAATCTTTTAGAGATGGCCAAGGCAACTTGGGTTCCTATTTCATACCTGTGTGAACGTGGCCAGCAAATCAAGGTTTTCAGTCAAATCACAAGAAAATCTAGAAAATTGGGGTTTATAATTCCCGTTATTAGATGGAATAGCACTCCGCAGCAACAATATGAAGGTGCAACAGTTTTGGAGGCACAAACTGGAGCATACTATAGTCCTATTACAGCTCTTGATTTTGAAGGTCTATATCCTTCTATTATGATGGCTCATAATTTATGTTATTCCACTATTGTGTTAGACAAAAGGTATGAAAACATACCAGGAGTTGAATATGAAAGGTTTGAAATAAATGGCACCACTCATACATTTGCTCAGAATGTTCCAAGTATTTTACCTTTGATTTTGGCAGAACTCAAACAATTTAGAAAACAAGCCAAACGGGACATGGCTAGATCTTCCGGACAGTTGCAACAAATGTATAACGGAAAACAGCTTGCCTATAAAATCTCAATGAATTCTGTTTACGGTTTCACTGGTGCTTCAAAGGGAATGCTTCCGTGTGTTGCTATTGCTGCGACTGTAACGTATGAGGGTCGGCACATGATTGAACAGACTAAAACCCTTGTTGAAGAGGAATTTCCGGGTGCAAAAGTGCGATACGGAGACACAGATAGCGTTATGGTTGAGTTTGATGTAGGGAATCTGAAAGGGAATGAAGCTATTGAATACAGTTGGAAGTTGGGTGAAATGGCTTCCGAAAAATGTAATAAACTATTCAAGGCTCCTAAAAATTTGGAACTCGAAAAAGTGTATTATCCTTACATTCTATACTCAAAAAAGAGATATGCAGCTAAGATGTGGACTCAAAATAAAAACGGCGAAATGAATATGGATTGTATCGACGTAAAAGGTTTGCAACTTGTCCGCCGAGATAATATCCCATTTGTTAGAGAAGTTTCTAGAGAAATTTTAGATATTATTTTAGAAAGTAACAATTCCGAAGCAGCCAAAGAGTTGGCCAGAAATCGCGCATTAGAACTAATTAACGGTGAAGTTCCAATGGAAAAATTGACACTTTCTCAAAAACTTGCAGAATCCTATAAATCAGATAACCTTCCACACGTTCAAGTCAGAAATAAGATACGAAAGCGTGCTCCTGGGTCTGAACCGCAATCGGGAGATAGAGTTCAATTTGTGATTACTAAAACATTTGACCCGAATCACAAGCAATTTGAAAAAGCTGAGGATCCGAAGTGGGTTATTGAAAAGAATATACCTTTGGATTATGATTATTATTTTACAAATAAGTTCATGACCCCGGTTTCGGATCTTTTAGAACCTCTCATTCCGAATCCTCAAGAAACACTTTTCAGTGACCTTTACAAATCAAAAAAACGAAAGAAAAAGGAAGACGTAAAGTGTAAAAAAATTGATGAAATATTTGCAGCGTTTAATAACAAGTATAAAAAATAAAAGCATTTCATAATTAAGTATGGAAGCATGCCAATGCAACCAACAGCGTTAAATCAAATTTCTAATATAATAGAAGATGAGGTCAAAAGAGCGGTAAATGAAAAATTAACAGAATATATTTATTATATTTCAAAACAATATGATATTTCTCAAAAACTTTTATTTCAGGATATAGAAAAAATAGAAAACGGAACGTTGGATTCTCCAAAAAGCAATGATGTTGAAAACAGAGATGGTCAGTGCAGAGGTGTAAATACAAACGGTAGACGTTGCACGTTTATGGGGAAGAATCAAGGATATTGTAAAAAGCATACATGTCAAAAAAAAATACAGAGGCCGACAATTGCATCAAACACAAACCAATTAATACCACACACACATTCATTTTCAGAATGTTTATATAAAATTGGATGCCCGGCTTGTGAAAAGTTTAAAAAGTCTCCATCCATTGAAAAATTACTTATAGATTTGTGACTAATTTATATTAAATAGGCACCATGTCAAATAAATCCGCTACATTACTAAACTCTATTAAGGATTTTTATACAAAAGAAGAAAATTCTAAATGTCTTGTAGATATTTTGGAAAAAAAGAATGGAATTTCTCTAAGAAATATTGAATGGTTTATAACAATTCATTCAAAAAAAAATAATTTTAGTTACGTTACAAAAAAGGGCCAGAAATTTATTGTGCATTGTGCATATAAATCCAGTTTAGATGGGTATAGTAAAAAACTTTTTGACCCTTTTTGTAGAACGGAAAAAATTGATTTCGATATCCCAAATTCCGAAACAAAATTAAAAACAACTGTTGCTCAACTTAATTTCATTAAGTGGTGTATTCAAAATGAAATTATAGAGTATCTTTTAAAAAATAAATGTGACTTGATGTCAAGTAAAGGCGAGTGAAGCAAAACCATTTTCATAATTAACTATGCTATACCCGAAATAGAACATATGCATATTGTAAGTATTTGAGCTGGCGCCGTTATATATTGTTCCCTCTAAAGTTGTTTTAGACGATTGTAACATTGAAAAATTAATGGCACCGGTCGGGGCTGGGTTTGACGGGTCTATAGAAAAGGAATATGTGTAGATATTTCTATTTGGTGTGTTTAAATAATGATCATAGTTTTGTAAATATTTATAATATGAATTTCCAACAACTCTCTCAGATGTGTTGAAATTTCCTTGAAAGCCTATTTGATTATCTCCGTTCAAGAAAATTTTTGCATCTGCCATTATTACATTAGAATCTTCATTCATAACATTAGAAGTTATATAATCACTACTAAAATTATATCTTTTTAAAAAATTTTCAGAATTTTTTTCATCTTCAAAGTCTTTATTTCTTAAAAACCAATGAAATGATTTAACCGGTGTTGTTGGTGTTAAAAAGTTTTTGAAAGTTTGCTGGCCCTTTTCTATGTCTAGAACACTCTGTAATGTTACGTTATTAATGACCTGAATTTGTTTATTTACTCGATAAAATAAACGTTCTTTATCTGTTAAATTGTGTTCAATTGTTACAAGATTTAAAGAATCCATCGAAATAGTAGTTGCAGAAGCGTTGCTGAAAAAAGCCTGTTCGTGAAATGTTATTGATATTTCAATATCGTTATTATAAGATGCACATAATAGATAATATGGCTTGAAAAAGTTATCTGAAATTACATAACTATCGTCATAAATCTTCATTCTCGAACGACAGAAAAATAAGTTAAGAGGTATATATAAAGGAATCGGTTTCGTAGAAGTTCTGGAGTTGAAATCGTCTCCTATTAAAGTGTCCAAGCACCTTTTTTCAGATTCGTTAAAGAATAATTCTTTTTGAATTGTTATCCAATCATGTGTTCTTATGTCAAAAACAGCCCCATCAACAATAAATTTTATTTCTTTTATTATTGCATTTCCAACCTGCTGACAGTATGCTTCATCTGGTTGAAGAGCTGGAAGGCTGCATTTTAGAAATGCGTTACTAAGAACATCTCCAGAAATTTTTGGATTTATTTTAAATTTTACTTCCAATCCAAACGGCCAAGTAGCATTCCCCGGGTCTTTATATATATAATGTGGTTTATATGTTGTTGAAAAGTTTGTGTGTCTAATATTTTTTTCTTTAAAAAAACTTTTTCCACCTTTACAATTTAGATAAGTATCTTGTTTCCCTTCTGCGTATAATGATAAAACTGCTCCAGTTCCTGCACGACCTCTTTCAGCCATTTAATAGTATTTTAACATTTTAATATATCAGAATTCCACATGTTTTGAATTGAAGTTTTCTTGAGTATTTCTAATTCTTGCGAAAGAGAACTTAATTCGTTATTAAGTTTATCTATCTCTTCTTGTGTATATTGATATGTTTTGATATTCAAAAGATAATCATACTTTTCATCAACTGTTGCAAACTTCAAGTTTTGGATCTCGGTTATTAACACATCTTTCTTCTTCTTGAAGATAATGATTTCATCATTCGTTACCATTTTTACAAACCGCGCCTTGTTGGAAATTTCTACAAGTTTATTTTCAAGTTCTTCAACTAAAAACTTTTTGCGAAGTTTGTAAAACTTTATTCGAACTTCAATAAAATCTACCAAAATATCTTCAGCTGATGAATATTTTTTAATGCCCTTTTGAGGATGAAAAAGATGCATATTACTGGTATGAATCGCCTTCGAAAGTTTCAAATCTTTTACCAAAGAACTTCCGGAATATCCTGTAATTTCAAAGTTCACTTCTTGGTCGGTGCTATTATTCTTAAAATCTGAAATTGTCTTATTTTCAACCAAGCTTTCCAGGTGCTCTTTGAAATCCTGAGTCCATCTTCCGGGTGGGAGTTCTGTTACGTGAATCTTTCCATTCGCCAACTGTTTCCATACACCAGTAGCAATCCACGTCTGATCTTTTTCTTGATCTTGAACAATTGTCCCCTTGAAATTTTTATACCAAGGGTTCATTTTCTTAACATTTTCACCTTTGAGAATACTTAAAATATTCTGCTTAACATCTTCCGGATTAAATGGCGGAATATTAGAACTAAATCCAGTTCCTATACCTTCTGTCCCGTTTATTAGAATAGTAGGCAATACTGGCATATAGTATTCAGGTTCAATCATAGTTCCGTCATCTTCTAAATAATTTAGAATATTATCATCTGAAGGATGAAAAAAGTTTCTAGCATCTTTAGTTAATCTAGTGAAAATATACCTAGTCTGGCTCGCATCTTTTCCACCTTGAAGGCGCGTTCCAAATTGACCAGATGGTTCGAGAAAGTTAATATTGTTAGAGCCCATAAAATCCTGAGCCATTTTAACAATTGTATCGGCCAAAGAAGTTTCGCCGTGATGATAACTTGTTTTCTCTGATACATATGCGGCCAACTGAGCAACTTTCATATCTTCTTTCAGGTTTTTCTTGAAGCACGCAAATAATGATTTTCTTTGTGATGGTTTCAAACCATCACACATATGTGCAATAGATCGCCCAAGGTCTGCGAGACTAAAATTAACCAAGTCTTTTCGAATAAAATCCGTAACACTCAAAGATGAAATACTTCCGTATTTTAGTTCCAATTCAGATGATTTTTTTTCAGTGCTTTCCAATAACCATTCTTTTCGGTTGTCTGCACATTTTTTATCAAACGCTAAAACAATAGATTTTTCGGCAGTTTCATCTTTCTCAAATTTAACAGTTAGTTGTGTAATTTGTTTAAAATATTCCCGTGCCTCTTTTGAAGTTGATGTTCCGAGACCCTTATAATATTTGATTTTCCAACCTGAATTATTTGCAGTGTGCCATTCTTTGAATTGGCTTACCGTAAAAAATGAAACTTCTTTTTTGTTTTTTGTAGCTTTTATAATTGGAGTTACCATGCTCACCAAAAATCCAATATCCACTAAACTCGGCCAGAAATAGTCAAACATATTCAATAACAAACCCTTAATATGGCTCCCGTCGTGATCTGCATCTGTCATGATCATGATTCTTCCATAACGAAGTTCTGATACTGAATTGTATACTTTCCCTTGTTGCAATCCGACTATCTTCTTGATATCACTAAACTCTTGATTAGACGTAAGTTGCTTTGTAGAGGCATCGCGAACATTTTTACACTTACCACGAAGTGGGAAAACACCCCAATAGTCGCGCCCAACAATAGTAAGCCCCGCAATTGCCAAGGCCTTTGCAGAGTCTCCTTCTGTTAGAATAAGTGTGCATTTTCCAGACTCTTTTGTCCCGGCCTTATTTGCGTCATCGAGTTTAGGTATACCAGTGATTTTTGATTTTCTAGATCCATCTGTTTTCTTTAGTTCTTTTTGTTCTTGAAACTTGGAAATTGCCAATACTTCACTTTGGATTCCGGTCTTCAATACATTCTTAACAAAGTTTTGCGTGCAAACAAATGAACTTCCAAAACCAGCAGTTTTCAGAGTGCATTCAGATTTCACTTGACTGCTAAAAGTTGGATTAACCAAAGTAGATTTTACAAAAATGAAAAATGTATTTTTAACATGCTGGGGTCTTAGTTTTATCTTTTTTCCGAGACTTTCAATAATCCCGTTGCAAATTTGAGTAGACACATGGTCAACGTGTGTTCCTCCTTTTGTAGTGCAAATTCCATTCACAAATGAAACTTGCTGAAAACCGTGTTCAGAAGGAGCAATAGTAACTGACCAGCGTTCATAATTTAGAGTTGTAAGTTTTATAGAATCTTCTAAATGCATTTTAGCGTATTGTTCTAAAGTCATTTTCTTGACCTGTTTACCTTGAAAGCTTACTTTGCAAGATGAACTGGTGCACACAACTGCATCGTAAACCCGTTTTTCAATTATTTTTAGAAAATCAGGAGTCATTCCTTCCATCTTAAATTTACCCCAATCGGGAATAAAACCAATCATAATCGATGATTTTTCGCCATTATATTCCTTCATAGTTGGTTTGTTGCATTTTGTCATATTATTTTCCCATATTTGCGCATAAGACAATTTATTTATTGAATCTTTTATTTTAATCACAAATTTGGTAGAATATATGTTTGCGAGTTTTGCTCCATACCCATTTCTTCCTCCAACTATTCTCTGTTTTGAATCGTCATAATTTGTGCTTGTTAAAAGGTGTCCAAAAGTAAGTTCCGGATTATATATCTTTTCCGTTGGATGTTGTTCTACACTCACACCACCCAAAGGTCCATCATTTTCAATGGTGATTAATCCAGAATCTTCATAAAATCGAACGCCTATTTTATTCACTTCTTCGGGAAATAGTGAATTTCTATCGATAGAATTTACTAAAATTTCATCAAAAATTTTAAGCAAAGCCGGAGAAAAAGTCAAAGTCTTTTGTTCAAATTTGGTTTCGTTTATAATCCAATACTTATCTGTGACTGGTTCAATCTCACCAACATAAGAATCGGGGCGTTTTATGACGTGTTCTATATGAGAAACTTTCTGGATCTGTTCCTTCATGATTATCAGTAAACTTATTTTAATAAGTATTTATCCTTTTAAGATAGTTACTATTATGTCATAAATAATTTAATTTGTTTTAAGACAATGTATTTTAAATCAAAAATATTTCCCATAATATAATAAAGTTAAATGACATTGTATATAATTCTAATATTAATTTTACTTGTCGCTATTTTTTTTCCTAGAAATACAAATGGTGGAAACATTAAAAAACTATTGAGACAGTCGGCGCGGTTTGCTACAGCAGCTCAACAAGATCAGTCTCCTATTATTGCGACACTTCATGCAAATTATGCAGCAGCTTATTTATGGGCTCTTAAAGATATCGCGACACAAGCTCAAATAAGTAAACACACCGGAACCGACCTTAAAAAGTTTGAAGAACATATATTAAATGTTCAAGATATGGTTAGTAAGAAGGTAATTGAAAAATGCCCTCAATTTGCAGGTGAAGTTGATCTATATTTATCAAGTATAGCAGGAGAAGGTTAAAAAAAATGTCTAAAAATAAATCAAGTCATAACTTTACATAATGTATAACAGGAACAAACATGAACATCGAACACGACCCGAAATGGCTTGAGATTTACAACAGCAGAGACGCAAAAAAATTTCCAGATGACACTCGTATAAAATTCACGCGCGCCATCTGGAAAGCTAAGCAAAAGCTAAATGAAATAAATTTAAAAAAGAAAGAAAAATCTATAAAAATAATTGATTCGGTGGAGATAGAAACATTGCACAATGACTCTATCACGCGAACAGTTGTAAAAAATATTTGTCAGTCACAGACAATGTCAGGAAAGCCATGTAAATTCAAGGCAAATTCAGAATGTGGGAGGTTTTGCAAAAAACATTCTCTGTAGATATTATAAATGTTGGACAGCGAATCTCTTAAACCAGTAATTTTAACAATTTTATTATATCTTGTTATCGTGAAATTTTTACCACAACTTATGAAAAATAAAACAAACATTAAACAATTTGATGATTTTGTTTTATATTTAGAAAGCCAAAAAGGTAACATGATGAATGGTGCAGTCTTGGTCGGCGTTATCGCTTATGCTGTTAGCGCTATTGATCTAGACATGTTTTAAGATTTTTTAAAACATTATTCATTAAATTTTTTGTGTGAAAATGACTCATATGGGTTAGTTTCTTTTCATACGCATCTTTCATAAATTCCTTGAGTTTTTCAAAGTTAGGATTTCCCCATACCATGTCTTTTGTATATAAAAAATCATCTACACCGACATTGCATTTATCACATTCAATGGTATATGGTGTTTTTATATACTCCGAAGCACCCCCGTATTCTGATATAATAACTGGTTTATCGTGCAATGCAGCTTCTACTGCACCCATTCCCACTCCTTCAGAATGCGAAAATGATACGTAACAGTCGCATTCAGAATGAATTCTATCAATTTCTGCATCTGAAACTAGACCATTAATAATAATAACATTTGGAATGTTCCAGTTTACTTCTTTAATACATGTAGCTTTCAAGATCAAGCATGTGTCTGGCAATTGCAACCTTAAAAATGCTTCTATTATCTTTTTTACTTGTTTTCGATGGTCTAGTATATTACCTATATGATAAAAAGTATAACCATATTTCGGTATTTTCAGATTTGATTGTTTTATAAATAAAGATGGTTCAGGTGACCAGTGATGAAGAACATTGAATTTTGTGGTTGGAAATTGTTTAGAAAATACATTTTTACAAAATTCACTTGGGACGAGGACACTTTCAAAAAGTTTAAATAGTTCTCCGTGTATAGGGTGAACTTCTTCTGTCTCACACACACACATGCAATTTACAGACTTTGAAACTGGCTGTAATTTTTTTATTTTATGTATGACATTTGGAATAGGTAATGCATAAATAAAAACAATTTTATTTTTAGGAATTTCTTCTTCCCAAGAATAAACTTTTTCAATATTCATTAAAGATGCATATTTTTTTGTAACTTGTCCAATTCCGGATAAAATATTTCCACCAATAAAAACAAATTGATCCATGTAAAAATATATAAATTTTATTCTTTATACATTATATAAAAAAATGGATGATCTTAGACAAAAAATTGCCAATGTTCCAAAAACAAACCAACAGATTAAAAACATTTTATTAGAAATTATCGATTTCGTTGAACAGAATCCAGGCCCAACTGGTCCAGCCGGTCCAGCCGGTCCAGCCGGTCCAGCCGGTCCAGCCGGTCCAGCCGGTCC